CGCGCAATTGATTGAGCGGGTCGGACTTGTCGGCCTCTTTGAGATAGGTGAACTTCACATCGTCGAGCGTCACTTGCCCGTAGGCGCCGCGACCGATGATGTAAGTCGGATAGACGGTGAGGCCGGGTCCCGGTGACGCAGGCGGTTGCTGCGCGAGCCCGAGCCCGGTGATGACAACAGAGGTTGCCGGTGGAAGCTGTGTCGCCTGCCCCGCCATCGGGCCGCTGGTCGGACCGGAGGTCGTGAGCCCGAGTTGTGCGTTGGTCATGCCCGACGCGAGCGAAAGATAAACGGTATAGGTGAACCCGGTCGTATTCGGCGTGAGCACCGCGATCGAGCCATTCGGGCCGGTGACGGACTGCCCGGCCGACACCGCATACACTTGGCTCTCGAATTGGTTTTGCCCGTCGGTTCCAGTGACTTTGACGAAGTAGGTGTTGGTGGCGAGGTTTCCGGCGGTGCCGGGCGTGTAGGTCATGCCACCCGCGTTGTTGGCGAAGCCGGTCCAGAACGGCACCATGTTGCTTTCGCAAAAGCGGATGCCGCTAAATTCGCCGACTTCAAAGTTGTAGAGCCGATTGATATCGGAATAGCTCCACGCTGTGACCACTTGCGAGTTCTGCCGCATGTCGCCTGCGGGGAACGGATGAATGAGCGACACGTAGTGCGGCATCGTGCGCGGATTGTTGGACGCCCGCGCACCACCGGCGTCGGCCTCCAACTTGGTATCGGTCATTTCGTCGCCGTTGTAGCGCGGCGCCCCAAGGTTAAAGAGCATGGAATAGGCGCGCTGTATCTCAAACGGCGATAGCACGTCGCCAGCGATCAGCGAGCCGCGCGCACCGCGCGAATTGACGTAGTTGATTTGCGTGCCGGAGTTGAGCGTGTTGAAGGTGTTGCGTTCCAACGTTTCGGCGACTTGCAGGCCCACAAGCTCGGTCGCTTTTTGGAACAGCGGATGATAGATCGTCATTTCGGCCACGTCGGTAATTGTGACCTTATCGCCCCATTGCTGTGCGACGGCGGAGACCTGTTGAATGGTCATGGTCTCGCCGACGGGCGGCACGCCTTCCGACAGCGGTGCGAACGGGAGCGGGATGCGCAGATAGCGCGTTGCCGTGTATGTCGTGCCACGGCCTTTGGGGAGGGTAAGGGGATCGCCGAATTGATAGGCGACCAACTGCTTGCGCGTGAGTGGAAGGGTTTTCTCGGCGATGTAGGCGACGATATCTGCCGAGAATTGCGATGCAACGTTGGTGCCAGCCATGTGAGCCCTCTCCTAAACGGCGGGCCTGACCGGCATCGAGCCCGCTAGATTAAAACGTCCTTCAATCTGCTTTCCGCCGTGTCCCCGGCTCTGCCTCGCTGTGAGGCTTGATCACTCCTGCCGCTCGACGCTGCAACCCGCTCGTTCTCGACGCGACGCTGCGCTTGCCGTGCTTGCCTTGGTGCTTTGAGCGCCCCTTCCAGCGATCGCTCGCCGAGCATGAATTTGAAGATCACCTCGCGCTCGACCGGCTGGCCTTTGGCAAGCTGTTCCTGAAACCGTTTTTCCACCTCGTCTTTGTACTTGGCGTAGATCGGATGAACCGTCGCCTTTGCCTCAAACGCATTCTTGTCGAGCACGAAGTGAAGCTGCGCCCGGTCGTAGTTCGACCGCGCCTCCATTTCGCGACGAAACTTGGAATTCTCGTAAGTGGCGCGCTCGCTGTCGGTCATCAGCGCGACACGTTCGCGCTCTTGCTGTTCGTTGGCCGCAGCGTTGTTTGCCCATTGCTGGCGCCGTTCCTCGTGCCGTTCCCGACGCTCGCGCTCTAACTCGCCTTCAAGCGAACGAACGCGATCGTTCAATCTTTGGAACCGGGCACCTCCTCGCGACTGACCTGTAGGCTCCCCGCCGGTTGACGGTTGTGGTTCCCCATCGTCGGCTGGTCGGTCAGACTGTTCGGCGGGAAGCTCGGATGCTTCGTCCCGCCCTGCGGTGTCCTGCCCGGTGGCTCCGCCACCGTCGGTCCCTGTTTCGATGTCCTCGTTGTCAAGATTTTCGTCCTCGTCATCGCCTGCCATGACGCGGCTCCTGTGTGACTTCCGGCCACAAGTCGGGTGCCCCTTCCGGGGGCAAGTCGGGGAGCGCCTTCCGGGCGCTAGTCGGAGTAGGCAACCTGTGAACGCGGAGAATAGGTCCGATTTTCCGAATTCGTCAAGATAATGTGGAAAAATTGACCGAGCCTGCTATACGTGGTTGGCAAACGGTGAACGTCCGATGAAAACCGGCACCGCCACGATTGTTCTTGTTGGCGTGCTGATTACGGCGGTCCTCGTGGCCTTCCTGACTTTTGCGCGCGGGCAGAGCAAGTCGCCGAAGCCAGAGGAATTCACGCCATCGAAGTTCGATGACCGGCTTGCTGCATTGGATCGCGAAGCCATTGAGACCGCTTACAAAACGCAAATCGAGCACTTGTTTGCGGTGTGGATGAAAGACGAGACGGGTCAACCCGCAAGAGCCGTGAGCGGAGCACGCAGCGCCCGTCGAGCTTTCATCGGTGCCATGACCGAAATCGAGAAACGGGAGCGCAGATGACCGGCCGCCCCACGATCCGCCAAGGCGACGTTGGCACCGATGTTAAAGACTTGCTCAATATGTTGCCGACCTACTATTTCGACCAAGCTCTCACTAACGCTGTGGAAAACTATCAGCGCTCGCGCAACCTCGACGTTGATGGCGTGGTGGGACCGGATACGTGGAACGCGCTCGAAAGCAACGCACCGCCTTATGTCCCGCCGGGCCTGCCATCACCGCTAACACCCCAAGAGCAAGCGGATATCGAGGACATTGCCGCGTCGTCAGCCATCGCGGGTTACGATTGGGAAGATCGCGGCCAAGCGCCCATCGGCTACACTAAGGGGATCGCGCTCGTGTTCGCCAACGCCTATCGGCAATTCAAGGTGCAGTACCCGCCCGCGATCGAAATGGCAAAGGCGAACACGCACAACTCCGACAAAGATGCGCTCTCGTGGTACGCGGGCATCTTCAACGAACTTGGGATGAACAACGATCAGCCCGGCGCCGACACGCTGCGCCACCTGTTCGTGCTGGTGATGGGGCTCGGCATGCGTGAAAGCTCCGGCGTGCATTGCGAGGGCCGTGATACATCGGTGCCGGTCGGCTACTACGGCCCACCCTCGACCACCACCGAAGCTGGCGCATGGCAAACGAGCTTCGACGCCGTTAGTTGCTCGGTTCATTGCCAAACACTGTTTGATGCGTTTAGCGCCGGTGCCGAGACCAACAACCCGCAAGGCTTCCTCGATCCGTTCAAAGAAGGTGTGTCGTGCTCGTCAAGCCAATGGCAATGCTACGGCGACGGCAACGGCTATCTCCATCAGGAAATGAGCAAGTACCAGCCCGCTTATGCGGCCGAATTTTGCGCCGTCGTGCTGCGCAATTTGCGGCAGCACTATGGGCCGATCAACCGGCACGAAGCCGAAATCAAGCACGAGGCCGACGTTATGCTGCGCGAGGTGCAAGCCTATATCAATCATGCGGAAGGAAACGGATGAACCAAGACCAACTTGCCGGAATGGCTCGCGCCATTGTCCCCTCGCTCGTCGCCTACATGGTCGGCAAGGGTTGGATACCGGCAGGCGCCGCCGCTGATGTTGGTGCTGCCGTGCTCGCGGCACTCGCGGCCGGATGGTCGATCTACACCAACAGCAAGTCGCAAAAGATCAATGCCGTGGCGAACATGCCGGACGTGCAGAAGGTCGTCACCACCGGCCAAATCGCCAATGAGGTGTTGCCGGATAACGCCAAGGTGGTCTCGAAATAATGGCGCTGACCAACGACGATCCCGGCGTGCCCGCCGATCAGGCCGCCGACATTGGTGAGCAAGACGATGACACCGACGAGAAGTCGGAACGTCGCGGTCGCGATATCTCCAAAAAACGCTCGGTGCGCGACGAGTTGCTAAAGCTCTACAAGGACGTTGAGACCGGCTTTCGCGATCAGTGGTCACGCTCCAACGATCAGCTTGAATTTTGGGAAATCTACAACTGTATTCTCACCGCCAAGCAGTTTTACAACGGCGATAGCCGTATCTTCGTACCGATCATTCACAACGCGGTCAACGCGCGCAAGACCCGGTTCACCAATCAAATCTTTCCGCAGTCGGGCCGCTACGTCGAGGTGACGGCCTCCGACGGCACGCGCCCGGATGCGCTCACTGCGCTACTCGAATACTACGTGCGCAAGGCGAAGCTCCGCACCATCGTCATGCCAGCGCTGTGCAAGGCTGGCGATATCGAGGGCCACTACAATCTTTATGTCTCGTGGTGTAAGCGCAAGCGGCATGTGACGTGGAAGGTCACGACCATGCCGGAGACCGAGCCCGGCGTGCCCAACCCCGCCGTTGAGCCACACGAGGATATCAAGCAAGAGGAAGTCGAGGCCGCTCACCCCGAAGTCGAGGTGATCAACGACAGCGATATTCTCCTGCTACCGCAAACCGCCGACAGCATCGAGGAAGCAATCGCTGACGGCGGCTCGGTCACAATCCAGCGCCGATGGGGCAAGGCCAAGATCAAGAAAATGATCAAGGACGGTGCCATTCGTAAGGACGAAGGCGAAGCCCTGATCAAGCAGATGGCAAAAAAATCGCCGCCGCAGGACGTGAACGCGGAAAAACGGATGGTCGATGCAGCGGGGATCAAGACCGGCGAGGGAGGGAAAAAGCATGCGCTGGTTTATGAGACTTATTCGCTGGTTGAAACCAAAAAGGACGAGCACCGACTGTGCCAAACTTTTTTTGGCAGCGAGACACAGATACTCGGATGCCGACGAAACCCGCTATGGTCAGACAAGGTGCCCTTGTTATCTGTGCCGGTCGAGAAGGTGGCAAACGTATTTAAGGGACGATCGAAAATCGCGGACTGCGCCGACCTGCAATACTACGCCAACGACAGCATCAACGAAGCGGCCGACAGCGGCATTCTTGGATTGATGCCGGTGATCATGACCGACCCGGAGAAAAACCCGCGTACCGGGTCAATGGTGCTCTCGAAAGCGGCGGTGTGGGAGACGAGCCCAAAGGACACAAGCGTTCTGCAATTCCCGCAGATATGGGAAAAGGGTTTTGAAATCGTCAACGCCTGCAAAGCGGAGGTGGCACAGACATTGAGCGTGTCACCGGCAGCGATCACGCAGGGCGGCATGATGACACGCGGCAAACCCAATCAAGCGATGGTCGCGCAGGAGCAACAGGTCGATATCCTCACCACCGCCGACGCCGTAACCGTGATCGAGGAAGGAATTTTGACGCCCATGCTCGACCTGTTTATCGAGCTTGACCATCAGTACCGCGACGACGAAATCACCGTGCGCTCGTTCGGCGAAATGGGGCTCAAAGCGTCGATGGAGCACATACCGCCGGTGCAGATGGACAAGCGCTACCAATTCCGTTGGTTCGGTGTCGAGCAAGCCCGCAGCGCACAGCAAATCCAACAGCAAATCGCGGGCATGAACGT